TCAAAGTCTATAGAAGAAGGATTAATAGCACAATTAGAAGCAAACTTTCTTGCAAGAAAAGCTAAAGTGCAAAAGGATAAAAGAAGAGTTACAAAAACTAAACGAACTACACATAAAAAAGCTAAAACAGCATTAAAGAAGTTTGACTTAAAAAAGACAGAAGCAATAAGAGCAATTACAGGAGTACAGAGAAGAGCACAAATTGATAATAAAGCAAAAAGATATGATACTGATGGTCAAAACACTCAAAAACATTTAAATAATTTAAGATTAGCAATAAATGCAAAGCTTTCTGCAAAGGTAAAACAAAACATGGGCAGACCGGGACTAGAAAACCAAACAGGTACATTTGCTGGAAGTGTAAGACTAGAAAGTTTACAAGCACCAAGAGGGGCAAAAACAATAGTTGGAGAATATTCTTATCAATATGCTCCATATGAAACATTTGAAAATAGTAATAGATGGCCTACAGGATATAATCCTAAACCCTTAATTACTAAAAGTATAAGAGAACTTGCTACAAAACAACTGGCCATGAAATTTACACTTAAGAAATTATAATGGCAATATATAGAACAAAAAGAAAAAAGATTACAAATGCTTTAGTTGAGAAACTAAAACAAATTGATGGTTCACACCCATATAATATAAATCTTTTTCAAAACGTAAAAGCGAACATGATATTTTTGGACGAAATAGAACAATATCCAAAAGTGTGTGTAGTTGCAGGAGATGAGACTCGTGAGTATCAACCTGGCAACTTCAAATGGAGATTTTTAACATTAACAATTAGGGCATATGTTAAAAATGAAGACGATGCCCAAGAAGAACTCGCATTACTGTTTGAAGATATAGAAAATATATTAGATAACAATGATGCAATGGTGTATGATGATAGCGTTTCACCTAGTCAAGCGATTACTCAACTCACAGTATTAAATTTAAGTACTGATGAAGGAGTAATAAAGCCGCTGGGAATAGGAGAAATGGCTATTGAAGTACGATATTAGGAAACGGCATAGCAGATAATCATCTTGCTTAGACCCTTTCCGAAGTGAATAGGAGAAAAAAAATGGCACTTAATTTATCTAGAGAAACCAAAGTTTACGTCAGTAAAGTTAATGGTGTTCATGCTAGTGGTAGTGGAATTACAAAAGTTGCTTTAACTACTGGTGGTACTAGTGGTTACGAAGTTGGTGATATTCTTGTCCAATCTGGAACAGATGGTTCTGGTGCAGGCGCAAGATTTGTAGTTGCTGCTGTCTCAAGTGGTGCAGTTACTCAAGTATACGTTCCAAATAACGGTAGAGGTAGTGGACACGCTAATGGTGATGTTCTTACTTTTGCTCATGGTTCAAATGTAAAAGGTGAAGGAAATAGTGCAACTATGTCTGGATCCGTTACTTGTACAGTAGATGCCTCCGCAGGAGTTGGTGGAACAACAACAGCCGATGGTGCAAGATCAGCATTAGGTTTGTTTAAAGGAAATGGTACAGACTCTAATACATTTAAAGTAGGTGTGTTAGATGGATATTCATTCTCACAAGCAAACTCTACAACTGACGTTGCGGTTACAGAAGCTGGAGCATCACCAATAAGAGGATCAAAAAGATTTAATGACTCTCTTGACGCAGGTGAGTGGTCTTTCCAAACTTATGTTAGACCGTATAAGCACTCAGCTAATAGTTGGGGTACAAATAATGATCATGATGCAGTTGAAAACATATTATGGTCAGCATTAGCAGGTATAGAATTAGAGGGAATTAACTCAGGTACAGGAGCAGCTGTTACAACAAACAGTACAAACTATTTGGTTGATTTTAATGAATCAAACGTTCATGAACTTATGAAATTCCAAATCTATTTTGTTCTTGAGAATACAACTTACAGACTAAACGAATGTCAAGTTAACCAAGCAGAGATTGATTTTTCAATTGATGGTATTGGAACAATTACTTGGTCAGGAAACTGTACAACTATTGACCAGATTACTGATGCAGTAGAAGATCCAAACGTTGTATTTAGTTCAGTAAACAGTGACTCAGCAAGAGCTTATTCAGCAAATGCTAAAGAATTGTTTGCAGAAGCACTAAACTTTGTTGATGTTACAGGAACTGACGATGCGGACTACTTGAAGAATAAACTATCTACATTAACTTTATCAGCAGGTGCACAAGGCGGGGGCGCAAGCTCAGGCGGTCTTGACGCAAGAACTTATGATATAGCAATTACTGGTGGAAGCATCACAATTGCTAATAATATTACTTATTTAACTCCAGAAACTCTCGGAGTTGTTGATAAGTCAATCGGTTCATTTAGTGGATCAAGAGCAGTAACAGGTTCTCTAACTTGTTATCTTGATACTAAATCAAATGGATCAAACCAATTGTTAAAAGATTTACAGGGAGCTACAAACCTTGTTACTAACTCATTTGATATGAGTTTGTTTATGGGTGGAGCATCTGCACCAAATGCAGAGATGGATTTACCACAAGCTCACGTATCTATACCAACAATTGATGTGGCAGATATTATTTCAACCACAATTGAATTTACTGCACTTGGCACATCTCTATCTAATACAGACGAGATGACTATCAAATACAAAGGTAGCACTTCACATAATGATGCTACTTATGGCACTGATAGAAGTCAGTAATGAGTTATAACTTTCTTAGAGAAAGTACAGTACACATTGTGTACAACGGGAGTCGTTATAGAATATATGCGACTCCCGACCTTTCGTTCAACCAAACATTTGCGGAAGATGCATATCAAGTAAAGACTTTACATGATCAGACAAAAATGTTTCAAGGTTCAAGTATAACGAAAGCAAATCCTGCAAGTTTTAATTTTGCAGTTCACTTAACTAAAGAGAAACATGAAAGCATTGTTTTAGACTTATTACTAGGTACTACAAATGATGTGATGAATGAATTTGATCTGTATGTACAGTCAAATAATGCAACTTTCAAATTAGAAGGTTGTATAATAACTGAAGGAAACTTTGAATTTGGTAGAGGTAATATTACTAAATTGAATATAAGTGGACAAAGCAAAAAGCTTACAAGAGCAGGAGATGAGTCTTTTACCATTCCTGGTAGCGCGGCTTCTCAGCCCTCCACTAGAACCGAAGTTAATTCTATACTAGATTTAGAAAGAAACGGTTCAAACATATCCAATTTAGTTTCTGGAACTTTAAGTGTGCAGAATTCTGCATCTTGGACTCCTTTTGAAAACCTACAAAATAGCCTTTCAGTTACAAATGCAAGTACTGCAATGTATCCAGATAAGCATACTTTAAATAATAGAGTAGTATCAGGAAATATAACGCAGTATCTTACAGATAATAATGTTGGAACTTTTCAAGAGTTTGATACAAGTGATAATTTCCGATTAAAAACATTAGTAAATGGAACAACCCATCTTGACGCAAATTTAACGGGTTGTATATTTACAAAAAGATTACAAGTAACAGAAGTGATGACCCAAACGTTTGATTTTAGATTAAAAGACAGCCCTGCAAATTTAGGAACTGTCATTACATATAACACAATATAAGGAGAAAAAATGGATTTAAAACAATTATTAGTAGATGTAAAAACTGCTTGGGTAGATTTTCCAGGCATGGAAGGGTTTAGTGTAGAACTTGCTAACCTTTCTAGAAAAGAATTAGTAAATCTTAGAAAAAGATGTACTACAAATAAGTTCAATAGAAAAACTCGTATGTTTGAGGAAGATTTAGATGAAGCAAAGTTTGTAAAAGAATTTTCTGCGGCAACTATCAAAGGTTGGAAAGGATTAAAACTTTCTTACTTAGAAGACTTAATGTTAGTTGATCTTAAAGGTCAAGATATTAACAAAGAAATGACCTATTCCGAAGACAATGCGCAAGTACTAGTAGAAAACTCACAAGAGTTTGATAATTGGCTCAATGAGGTAGTCTTTGACTTAGAACACTTTCGTGGAGGAAGCCAAGGAAAAGATATTCCAAAAGCTGAAAGTATTTCTTGACAATCAAGATGTGGGTATGACAAAAACCCAATATCTTGAAATGATGGAACAAATGGGTGAAGAGCCCGACTGGGACAAGTGTCCTGCAGAGTGGGAAGATTTTCCACAAGGAGTGATAGATGCAGTTAATATCTATCATTTATTAGGAGATAGAGTATATCCTGACATTGGTTTTATGGGAAAAGACTATACCAATTTCAAATTTTTACTCAGAGACAGTTACTCTAACGAAGACTTTATTTTTGAAGTTTGTAAATGGCTAGAACATAGACAAATTGTAGAGTCTCAAAAGAAATTAAAAGCAGAGTACGATAAAATGAAAAGAAAGAAATAATGGCAAAAACGATAGCAACATTTGAAGTTCAAGTTAAAGGTAAGAATATTAGCGTTGTAGCTAAAGATACTAAAAAACTTGGTAATGAAGTTAAAAAGACAGGAAAAGAAGCAGACGTAACCTCCAAAAAAGTTGATAAACTTAATAAGAGTGCTAACTCAGTAAGAAGGGGTTTACATGGCGCTGCTGGTATGTCTTCAAACGCTACTAAAAACTTCTCAAAAATGAATCAAGGCATGGGCGGCTCTACCGGATTGGTAGCTGCTTATGCTACTCTTGCTGCTAACGTATTTGCGGTTAGTGCTGCCTTTATGGCTTTACGATCAGCGGCACAAGTAGAAACTTTAACACAAGGTTTCAATTTCTTAGCTGCTCAAATAGGTAAAAACGGTGAAGAAATTGCACGAAATTTAATTAACATTAGTGGTAATGCGCTAAGTATGGCAGAATCTTTGAGAGCATCTTCTATCGCTCTTACTGCCGGATTTGAACTAGAAGATATGGAACGACTTACAGTGGTTGCACGTAATGCTTCTATTTCTTTAGGACGAAACTTACCAGATGCGATTGATAGATTATTCCGAGGTGTTGCAAAAATAGAACCAGAAATTCTTGATGAACTAGGTATACTTGTAAGATTAGACACTGCTGTAGAAAACTATGCTGCTCAATTAGGAAAAGCAGCTGCAGATGTTACAGACTTTGAAAGAAGACAAGCTTTCTTAAATGCAGCTATAGAACAAGGTGAACTTAAATATGGAAGATTGGGTGATGCAGTTCAAACAAACCCATATGATAGATTAGCTGCATCTTTTGGTAACTTAGCGAAGTCCTTCATAAGTCTTGCGAATGTAGCGATTGGTCCTTTGATAGATATGTTGGCAAATAATATGATGGTTCTTCTTGGATTACTTGTAATGTTTGGTAGTACCGTTGTCGGAAAAATGTTTCCAGCTCTTGAAGGAATGGGAACACAATCTGTAGCAGCTGCTAAACATGCTCAATCACACGCAAAATCAGAAAGAGTAAGAGCCAAAGCCATAATTGATAGTTCTAAAGCAATGGTTGCTGCTTCAAAGGGTGGCGGATTGGGTATGGATCAGTTACGTATGCAAATACAACAAGGCAAACAAGTAACAAATTATAAGAAAGCATTAGGATCATTAAGTAAATCAGAAAAACTCAGAGCAAGAAACTTAGGTAAGTACCAAGGCGATGAATTCAAAAGAAAAAAACTTGAATTAAAACAGATTAGAGACCTTATAATAGAAGTACAAAGATTAGAGAAAGCAGAGAGCGGCAGAGCAGCTTCACAAGTAAGAGCTTCCGCTGCAGGACGAGCCGCAAAAGAATCTAAAGTTACCTCAGGAGGAATTGTAGCTATTGGTGGAGCTGGTGGAATTACTGGTTTCAAAGAAGCGAATAAAGCATTTTCAAAATTAAGCAAAGAAATAGACAAAACAGAAAGAAAAGCTGGTAACTTAACGGGTCCAAAAGGTAAAAGAAAATTTACAAGTTTTGGTAAACAAGCAGCGGCAGGTTTAAGATTAGCTGCTGGAGGAGCAAGTCTGTTTGGAGCCGCATTATTAAATGCTATACCTTTGATTGGGCAAGTAATATTCTTTGGTTCAATACTAATTAGTACTTTTGGTGGACTGTTTAAAAAATCAGATGATGTTAAAACAAAAACTTTAGAACTT